AGACAAAGCAAACTACTTTGCCTTCAAGGTTGACGATATTGAAGAAGCGCACTCACATGTGAACTTCCAAAGTATCGCATCTGACCGTGCAGCTTATCGTTTGGCTGATCAGTTTGACCAAGACGTTCTTGGTTACATGTCTGGCTTCAAACAAACAGCTATCCACGGCAAAGCTAATACAGCTAACACTACCGTAAACGGTACGAAAGCTGTATCAACTGCTGGTTCTGATGAACTGCTTTCAAGCATGAAGCTAGATGCTTCTGACTTTAATGCTGGTACTGGTGGTAACTCTATCGTTGTCAAGCCTCGTACAGGTGCAGACACGTTGAACACCACTGCAGCTAATGCGACACCAATGCAAGTTATTGCACGTATGTCACGTAAGCTGGACCAACAGAATGTTTCTACGAATGATCGTTGGCTCGTAATTGACCCAGTGTTTGCTGAACTTCTGAAAGACGAGGACTCACGTCTTCTGAACGCAGACTTCGGTGGATCAGGGTTGCAGAATGGGTTGATCTTCAACAACATTCACGGCTTTAAAGTCTACATGTCTAACAACCTTCCTGAAGTAGGTGATGGTCCAACCTCAACCACATCTTCAGGTTCTACGCACTACGGTGTGTTGCTTGCTGGACATGCATCTGCTGCTGCAACTGCAGAACAGATCAACAAAACTGAAACATATCGTGACCCTGACAGCTTTGCTGACATCGTTCGTGGTATGCATCTATACGGTCGTAAGATCCTTCGTCCAGAAGCTCTGGTCAATGCGATCTATACGTCTGGTCTATAAGGGGAGGGATAAATAATGGCTACAGTTACTACTTTATCCGCTGCCGCACACGGCTCAAGTGCACGTGGGCGTTCTCCATATATCGTAGAGCAGGAGATTGATCTTGCTGCTGCTGCAACTGCTAAGGGTTCTGCCTTAGCTGCTGCTGATATTATCCAAGCAATTACTGTTGGTGCAAATACAATGGTAATGGCTGCAGGTATGGAATGTACTACAACACCTTCAGGTGGTACTGGTACGGTTCTTGACCTTGGTATCACAGGTGGTGACGTTGATGCATTTGTTGACGGTTTTGCATTTGATTCTGCTTCTGCAGGTGACTATGCAACCTTGGCAAACACTGCATGTCCTATCTTGGTTACAACATCAGATACAATTGATGTTTTAATCCAAGCGGCTACTACAGTATCTACCGCAGGTAAGGTACGTGTATATGCTGTATTGATGGATGTTGACGGACTTGGCGAAATGACTGCCGATGAAGTTGCACGTGATGCACTTGCATAAATAAAAACTTTTTGGGGCTGCTTTTGGGTGGCCCCTTAACTACACTTAGAGGATCTAAAACATGGCTATTACAACAGCAATGTGTACAAGTTTCAAATCAGAGCTACTTGGTGGTGTCCATGATTTAGACACCGATAGTATTAAACTTGCTTTGATTAAGGCTTCACCTACAGGTACATACGGTGCAGCTACAACTAATTACAGTGACGTAACAGGTAACTCTGACGAGTCATCTGGTACTAACTATACTGCTGGTGGTAATGTACTTGATAGTGCAACTATTTCTACTAGCGGAACAACAGCTATTGTAGACTTTGCAGATGAAACATTTGCAGATGTAACTACTTCAGCAGACGGTTGTATTATTTATAATGCAAGTCAAGCAAATAAAGCTATTGCAGTAATTGACTTTGGTGGTACAGTATCTGCTACTGCAGGTGATTTAACTATTGAGTTTCCTGCTGCAGGAGCAAGTACAGCAATTATTCGTATTGCTTAAAGGATAAACTATGGCTGTTACCGTTAATGCTGCAGTATATGGTGTAGCTGTATATGGTACAGCACGTTACGGTAAAGTTATTGTTAGTAACTTAGATCAAGTTACAGCAACAGCTAACACTAACACAGTAACTGTAAATGTAGTACAACCTGTTTCAGGTGTAGTCGGCACAACAGCAATAGAGCCTGTAAGTGCTGGTGGCTTTGAGATAGACATTACAGAACGTGTTACTGATACTACTCTTGGTAGCACTGCTCTAGGTACGATACAAGTTAATACTGCTGCAGGTCTTACGGGTGTTGTAGGTACGGGTGCAGTAGGAGTCTTAGAGCACAGCAACACAGTTACACTTACAGGTGTTGTAGGTACAGGCCACGTAAATACAGTAGAAGAGAAACCTACTGAAGTACTTGAAAGTGTAAGTGCTACAGGTCAAGTAAATACTGTACAAGCTAATACTGCTGCAGGTTTAACTGGTGTAAGTGCAACAGGTGCAGTAGGCACTGTAGTTGAAAATACATCTGAGGCCATAGCTTCTGTATCAGCTACGGGTCAAGTAGGTACAGTAGGTGTTGGTAATACTGTAACATTAACAGGCGTTGTAGGCACCACTGCACTAGGTCAAATAGAGTACGGCTCTGAAGTATACCCTGCAGGTGTAAGTGGTACAGGACAAGCAGGTTCAATAACAGCTACAGGCGTTATATTTGACTTTAATGCGTTTAGAGAACAGTATAGCAGACGTAGAACTATTTATATAGCAAGGGCTGCATAAATGTCTACATCAGCAGAAAGAACAGCCAGAGTACCACAAGAAAATAGATTAATATTTATTGAACGTGGTACAACAACAAAAGATAGAACAATACGTATTCCGCAACAAGATAGAATAGTTTTTATAGAAAGACAATCTACTGCAGCAGAACGTACTGTATACGCAACTGAGGATTAAGCATGAGCTTTAGATGGCCTAATAAAGACCCTGATGAGACACTAGATTATAGTGTAGATTGGTCACGCTTTTTAGATAGTGCAACTATAGCAAGTGTTACTTGGTCAGTTAAAACTACATCGTACACTACAAAGACTACCTTGGCTGCAGGACAAGATTTAAATACTGCATCAGGTGGTGCAAGTACAGATAGTATTCAAAATACTGCACAATCTAATACAACCACTGTAGCAACTATTAATATAGCTGGTGGTACAAACAACGAAGAATATACTTTCTTTTGTACTATGACTGACAGTACAGGTAGTATTGCTGAAAGAAGTATAAAGCTTCGGGTAAGGGAACGTTAATATGGCATATGATTTTCTTGGTTTAGTAAATGATGTCAACAAGCGTTTGAATGAAGTTGAACTTACAAGTGCTAACTTTGGTAGTGCTGTAGGGTTTTATAGTGCAGCTAAAGACAGTGTAAATGCAGCCATACGTTTTATTAATCAACACGAATTTGAGTGGCCTTTTAACCACGTAGAACAAGAAGATACACTTACTGCAGGTGAAACACGTTACGCTTTTCCTAGTGATATGAAAGTGCCTGACATGGATAGCTTTCGTATTAAACGTAACTCTACATTTAATAATCAAACACAAAAATTAAAAATACTTTCTTATGAAGAATATCTTGACAAGTTTGTAGATAATGAATATAATACAAATGACACTATAAGAGGTTTACCTAAGAGTATATTCCGTACCCCTAATATGGAATATGGCGTAGTACCACCCCCAGATAACGCCTATGAGTTAGTGTACGAATATTATAGATTACCTGTTGATTTAATTAATGCAACTGATGTACCTACTGTACCTGAACAGTTTCGTTACGTTATAGCTGATGGGTCTATGTATTATGCGTATCTATTCAGAGGTAATACTCAAGATGCAAATATACAACAACAAAAGTTTGAAGCTGGTATAAAGAATATGCGTACACTTTATATTAATCGTTATGACTACTTGAGGGATACACGTATTCACCGTACTACACATTATTCTAATGCAACGAGAGTTAGCTAAATATGCCTACACAATGGCAGACATATCCTGTCGAGTTTAAGGGCGGGTTAATAACCAACATAAGCCCTTTACAGCAAGGTATTAACTCTCCTGGCTCTGCTCGTACTTTGCGTAACTTTGAGCCATCTATTGAGGGTGGATACAGACGCATAGAGGGTTTTAATAAATTTGACTCTACTACAGTACCACCTTACGGTATGCCTAAAGTACAAGGTAGTGGTCAAACAGGTACGTCATTAAATATAGCTAACATTAATACTGAACCACAAGACGGTGATACATTAACGATAGCTGGTGTAACAGGTACATACACTATTGCTGTATCAGGTGTAACATTTAGTGCAGCTAATAACTCAGCTACCATTACACTTACTACATCACTAGATAGCTCACCTGCTGATCAAGCTGCTATTACTTTTGGTAACACTGCTGATGTTATAGAAGGCTTGTACTACTTTAATCAGAATGCTATAGCTTATCGTAATGGTGATATATTTAAGTCTACTGGATCAGGTTGGACACAAATAAATGTACCTTCATACGGAACTGTATTAGTTAATGGTGGAAGTCAAACTGGTACAAGCTTAATAGTAGATGGACTTACAGGTACACCACAGGCAGGTGATACATTTACTGTAGCTGGTATTGAGAAAGTCTACACTGTTACGTCAGACGCTACAGTAACCTCTGGTGGTGCTACTCTAGCAATTAACCCTGCTTTAGCTTCTAGTCCTGCTGATAATGCAGCTATTACGTTCTTAGCTACAGAAAGAGCACTAGGTGGTGTAAATAGATTTACTAGGTACAACTTTAGTGGTACGCCTAGTGTTATGGTGGTAGATGGTACAAACAAACCATATAAG